GTGGATCTTTCTATGATGCAGTACAAGCTAGGACAATTTGTCATATAGATGATCCAAACCTAAGAGCTGCAATCATGGGATCAACAAAAAGACCATTAGGTGACTCATGGGCTTGGAATAGACAAAGTACAACAAACATCACGCCACTTGTAGCGGTAACACTGGCACGCTATGGAGTAGTGACTACAATCGAAGAAAGACCAGTGGCAAGGAGTAAGATGTACTAATGAAATACATATCAACTATTTTACAAGTAGCAGGTTCTTTACTGATAGTCTTAGGTGTCGCATCCTATAGTTTGATTTCTGGAGTATTATTGGGCGGCGTATTTTTAATTTTATTCGGCATTGCTTTAGAGGTTAGAGGTAAATAATGCTTGGCAAGCTACTTAAGAGACAGATACAACCCGGCCTTGTTTATACATCTAGCGGTTATGTGGATTCTCTTGGTAGAGTCGGCAGATTTTTTGAAGGCAACTATGCAGGCACTTATGTAGATGGTCGCACCGCACTTGGCATACCTGCAATCTTTAGAGGTATCTCTTTAATTGCAGATGCAATCGGCGCACTAGAGCTTTGTGCATATCGCAATGGCAGAGAGGTAATGCCTAAACCAAACATTTTAGCAAGACCTAATCCAACAGAGACAAGAATGGAAACTATTGCAGCTATGGCTGCAGGTTTGTTAATGGATGGTAATTACATTGCAGTGTTAGGTGAGCCAGGAGCTAATGGTTATCCAGATAGTCTTTATCCAGTCGCACCTGATCGGGTACAAGTGTCAAGAGATAAAGGCAAAATTGTTTATAGAATTGATGAGAAAGTTTATGACCGGTCAGAGATTTTTCATATTAAAAATTTTACAATGCCGGGTGATCTTGTGGGCAGAGGCATCTTAGCTGTTGCAAAACAATCACTAGGTAAGGAAATTGCTATAAATGAATATGCAGCTAGATACTTTGATGGTGGAGTAAATCCTACAGCTGTTATTAAATCTGCTAACCCAGATCTTACAAGCGAAGAGGCAGATGCTTTGAAGTCTGCCTGGATGTCAATGTACTCATCACGCAATAGATCACCTGTAGTGATGAACGCATCTACAGACTTTGAGGTATTAAGTAGTAACGCAGCTGAGAGCCAATTAGTAGAGGCACAAACAGCCGGACTTACAGAGGCCGCAAACATTCTTGGCCTACCGGCTTATTATTTAGGCGCACCAAACAGCAGCCGCACTTATAGCAATGTTGAACAAGAAAACTTACAGCTTATTAAGTTTTCAATACAGCCCATAGCTGAAAGAATTGAGGCTGCCTTTTCAGATCTATTAGTGCGTGGGCAAACAGCCAAATTTAAATATGACTCAATGCTCAAGACAGACACAGCTAGTCGGTATGCAGCATACGCAACCGCATTGTCAAGTGGATTTTTAACTGTTGATGAAGTGCGAGATAGAGAAAATCTTGAGTCCATGGATTATGAAGAGGGCGAATTTGATGATGAGACAGATGCAAGCTCACAAGTACAAGAGGTGATAGATGAACAATGATATAGAAAATAGACAATACTCAGTAGAGTTACAACTACGCCTTGCAGATGGTGATGGGCGCACTATCTATGGCATAGCAGTTCCATACAATAAAGAGCAGCGCATCAATGGCACCATTACTGAGATATTTAGAAAAGGTGTTTTTGCAGATGTTATCCGAGCACCTCACAGAGTAAAACTTTTGCGTGGTCATGGTGAAAACAATGTGCTAGGTAGAGCCACGCTCTTAAAAGAAACAGATGATGGTTTATATGCAGAGTTTAGAATTTCAAAAACAAGAGAAGGTGATGAAGCTTTAGAGTTAGTTAGAGATGGCGCACTAGATCAATTATCTATTGGGTTTATGCCAATTAAAAACCGCAAAAGACCAGATGGTGTTATGGAGCGTATAAAGGCTCACTTAGCAGAGGTGTCACTTGTAACCTTTGGAGCCTATGGAGACATGGCCGCTGTTGCCGGAGTGCGACAGGGTGCACCTCAAATAACACCTAGACTAGATGAAGCTAGAAAGATCTTAGATGCCATACAGCGTAGTAAGTAATCATCCAGACTGTGAAGGTTTTGCAGTAGTCAAAGATGAAAACAATGAGTTAATAGGCTGTCACAAAACTCAAGCTCAAGCTGAGGATCAATTAACAGCAATAAACATTGCAGAGTTTGGTACAAGAGAGTTACCTCAAAATTATAGACCGGCATCTAGTGAAGATGTACCAGAGGGGCGCAATTGCGCTAATTGTTACTTTTACCAAGAGGGTTATTGTGATCTTTGGAAAGACAATGTGCAGGCAAATTATTATTGCAACAGATGGGCAGCTCAGAATGAAGAAAGAGCCGAGAGTTTTACACCTACAGCTGCAATGAGGACAGAGGCACAAAGAGGACTTGATTGGCGTAGAGAGTTTGGCAGAGGCGGCACTGAGATAGGTATTGCTAGAGCTAGAGACATTGCCGGTGGAAAAGACTTACCTTTAGACACAGTTAATCGCATGGTATCTTTTTTTGCAAGGCATGAGGTAGATAAACAAGCTGAGGGTTTTAGCCCCGGAGAAGATGGCTACCCTTCAAACGGCAGAATTGCATGGGCATTATGGGGCGGTGATGCCGGTAAGTCTTGGGCAGAAAACATAGCAAACCAAGATAGAGATTATGATGAAGATAAAGATAAAAAGCCTAGATACAACACAGCTGTACAAATATTACAAAACTTAAAAAAACAGATATAATATAAATAGTAGAACACCTGACCCTGTATTGCAGCGAGTCACACCTTCTCACAAACCAAACTAATTTATAGGAGAAAAATGTCTAATACATTTCTAGCCTCTCTGCGTGAGAAGCGTGAAACAAAGACTGCTCTTATTTCATCAACAGTAGAGCGTGCAGCTGAAGAGCTACGAGATCTATCAGAGGTTGAACTTGCCAATGTAGAGGCACTAAACCTTGAAGTAAAAAAGTTAGATGAAAGAATTGAGCAGATGTCCGATATTGAACTACGCAACCAAAAGGCCGCTGATCTAGCAGCTAAGGTTGATGCCAATGTAGAGCCAAAGAAAGAGTCAAGAGCAGGTGGATTTAGTGTAGTAAGTGAAGAGCTTACTTACTCAACACGCTCTGGCAATGACTTTATGACAGATGCTCTTAAGTCCCATTTCAAAACAGATGGTGATGCACTAGAGCGTATTCAACGCCACCAAAGAGAGATGGCTGTTGAGAAGCGTGCAGTATCAACATCAAGCTTTGCAGGCTTAGTAGTGCCTCAATACCTTGTTGATCTATATGCGCCACTAGCTAGAGCTGGTCGCCCATTCGCAGATGCAGCTCGCAAACACACATTACCTGCACAGGGCATGTCAGTAGTATTGTCAAAAATTTCTACTGGAAATACAACAGCTTATCAAACATCTCAAAACACAGCTGCGGTATCACAAGACATGGCAGATACAACCTTGACAGTTGATGTAAATACAATTGCTGGTCAAGCCTCAGTATCAAAGCAAGCATTACTGCGTGGATACAACATTGAGTCAATTGTTTTAGGTGATTTAATTAGAGCCTATAACACCAAGCTTGATGATGCGATCCTTAACGGCACCGGATCAAATGGACAGCCTCTAGGTCTTAAGACAATGACAAGCGGTATTTTGGTAACTTACACAGCTACCACAGGTACAGTGTCAGGTCTATATCCAAAGCTTGCAGATGCGATCCAACAAATTCAAAGCAATATCTTTGTAAATCCAAACGCAATCATCATGCACCCACGCCGTCTAGGATTTTTCCTATCAGGCATTGATGGACAAAACCGCCCATTGGTTGTACCAAACGCCTATAACCCAGTTAATGCAATGGGTACCGGCAATGGCACACCTGCGTATGGTGCAAGTGGATATTCAATACTTGGCTTGCCAATTATTGTTGATGCTAATATTGCGACAAATGTCGGTGCTAGCACAAACCAAGACACCATCTTTGTTGTAGATCTAAATGAGTGTCACTTGTTTGAAGAGACAAATGCACCTACTTATGTCACATTTGAAGAGCCAAACGGCAAGGTAGCAATTAACATTGTGCTATTTGGAATGTCAGCATTTACAGCTGAGCGTTATCCAAAAGCAATTGCACAGATTAACGGCACCGGCTTGGCAACACCAAGCTTCTAAAGTAAAGCTTCTAAGCCCTCTACCCTTCCAGAGGGCTTAGATCCTAACTATGGTTGGTATTTAAGAATTGGAGTTTGCTTAATGTCCCAGAGCACTACAGATTTTGGATACCAACCATGGCTATAACAAATGGATATGCAACACTGGCAGGCATAAAGGCTTACTTGTCTATTTCAGACACTACAGATGACAGCCTACTTGAGACTTTAGTAGAGTCATCTTCACGCTCTATTGACAAGATTGCCAATCGTAGATTTTATGCAGATGCCGCAGTTACAACACGCCTTTATAGAGCTTACTCAGACATCTTTGTTTATACAGATGACATTAGTAGTACGAACGGCCTTATAGTAAAAGTAGATGAAGGCGGTAATGGCACTTATACAAAGACCCTAACTTTAAACACAGATTTTATTATGGATCCGCTTACAGCTGCAGCACTTGGCAGACCCTTTACACAATTGACAATGGTCTCTAATACTGAGTCATGGCCTATTTTCCCTGGACTAACACAAAACGGCTTACGGCCTGGCGTACAGGTCACAGCTAGGTTTGGCTGGCCATCTGTACCTAGTGATGTCAATGTTGCCTGTCTTATTCTTACGGCTGATCTATACAAGCGTAAAGATGCTCCCGGTGGAGTGCTAGGTCTTGGCGATCTAGGAGTGATACGCATGTCTCCCGTAGGCAGAGATGTATCTCAAATGGTTAGAGCTTATCAAAAGATTGCAATAGCCTAAATGGTACCTAGCACAGTCAGAACAAATTTAAAGACAGCTCTTACAGCGATCACAGGCTTAAGAGTTTTAGATTATGTGCCGGACTCTACAAATGTGCCAACCAATAATGCTTTTGCAGTTATCGGCCAATTGTCTATGAATTATGATTACACATTAAATAGAGGTTTTGATTTTGCCACTTGCAACATAATTGTGATGGTTGGCAGGATGAGTGAAAAAGATGGGCAATCAAGATTAGATGGGCTACTCAGCTCATCTGGTTCAACCTCAATTAAAGCCGCTGTTGAGGCTGATAAAACACTAAGCGGTGCAGTGCAAACTTTAAGAGTTGTGTCTGCATCTCCAGGCACAATAACATCCGCTAGTATTGATTACCTAAGTTATCAGTACGCAGTAGAGTTGATAGGTTAGCGAAAGGAAAAATATGGCCATATTTATGGGTAATAAAGTAGCTGTCATTGTAGGTACCTCAACCATATCTTCATTTGTCAGCACTGTAAGCTTAAACCGAGAAGTTGAGGCAGTAACTATAACTGCCATGAATGACACAGTACAAAACATGATAGGTGGAGTTGAAGTCTCATCTGTTAGTTTAGAACTGTTCAACGATTTTGCGGCAGCTTCAGTGAACAGTCTTTTTGAAGATGCAATCGGGTCAAAACTGGCAATCAAATTGATACCAGTCACCGGTACTGTTACAGCTACAAATCCAAGCTACAGCATGTCATGTTTGATCACCCAATGGACACCCATTTCAGGATCAACAGATGGCGCAGCTACAGCAAGTGTGACTTTTCCAGTTACAGCTTTAACAAAAGCTACAAGCTAAAAGAAAAGGTGGGACATGCACAAGATTGAAATAACCAAAAAAGACGGCAACAAAGTTACTTATGAACTTACGCCATCTGTTAAGGTCGGCTTTGAGTCCGAGTTTAAAACAGGATGGCGTAAGCGATTAAGTGAATTACAGCTTGAGTCAGATCTTTGGTGGTTTGCACATGCTCTTGAAAAGGCGGCAGGCAAAACAGACAAAGAGTTTGGTGATGATTACATCAATCAGTATGCAGATGTTGATTTGTTGTATGAACCAAAAAATGGCTAGACCGGCATGGACAGATATGGGAGATTGCATCTGTGTCGGTGGCTACAGGTATTAGCCCTAAAGATTTATTAGAGGTTGATCCGGCAATCTATCTTGCCATCAAAGCAATCTTGCAAGAGAGAAGCCAACAGTCAAAGACAATGAGGCGTAAATAATGGCTGAGGTAGATAGATCATTAAAGGCTGTTTATGTTGCAGACCTTGATCGCATCTTGGCCACAATGAAAAAAATAGAGCCTGACTTACAAAAAGAATTTAGAAAAGAATTACGCAAACAAGTAAAGCCTGTAGAAAAATTAGCTGAAAGCTTTGTGCCATCTCAACCCTTCCCAGGCTGGCGTGAGACTAAGCCTTATTACCCAACTAATTGGGGATGGGCTTATGACACCGAACATAGAGGCCGAACCTATGGCAAAACAAACAAATCAAGATGGCAATGGTCACAAGCCGAAGTAAAGGCAGGCATACAGGTTACCAGTGCTAAAACAAAAGTACAAAGGATAAAAGGTACAACTTTTGCAGTAACCGCTTTAGCATTAGTAAATAAATCAGTACCAGGCATCATTTACGAGTTAGCAGGTTTTGGAACTGCTAGGAGTAGAGGCAAAACTAGGAGAGTCAGCCGCAACCGCAATGCCAGTAATGACTTTATTGCTAAAGTAAATGCGACAGGTGGGGCAGCCGAAAAAAGGCTTATTTACCGGGCATCATATCGGTTAGGATCTCAAGTCAATGCTAATCTTGTGACAGTGTTAAAAAAATACCTGGGCGAAAACTTTAAGGATTAACTGTGGCATTAAGTCAGAATGTAGTAGTCAATTTTCTAACCAAGTTTGATAAAAAGGGTTTAGATAGGGCTACAAAAGAGCTTAAAGGATTTGACAAAACTGTAGCTGTAAGCAAAAAAGCCCTCAAGGCCGGTCTGTTTGCAGGTGCGGTGGGTGCCGGTTTTGCATTACTAAAACTTGGTAAGAGCTCTATAACCGCAGCTTTAGCACAGGAACAATTAGATAAATCTTTACGCTTGACTTTAGAGTCTATTGGTGCCGGCGGGTTACTGCCTAATGTCAAAGATTTTATAGATAATTTACAAAGAGTCACAAATGTCACTGAGGATCAGCTTGTCCCAGCTTTGAGGCAATTGGTGGCACAAACCGGTGATCTTGATAGTGCACAGTTTTTATTACAAAAATCTTTAGATATTTCAGCCGGCACTGGTGCGGATCTGACTCAGGTTTTAGATGCAGTTACAAAAGCGGCAGTAGGTAACTATAAAGGCATCACTGCTCTAGGAGTCGGCTTTACTGCAGCCGAAGCCAAGGCTATGGGATTTGAAAAACTTTTAATCAATTTAGACAAGTATGCAGGTGCAGCCGAAGCATCAACAGAGACTTTTGAAGGTCAATTAAAGTCATTCAAAATTAGTGCAGGTGAGGCTACTGAAACTTTAGGCAGCGGTTTTTTGATTGCATCTTCTTACATAGTAACCGGCACTGACAATTTAAAAACTTTTGGTTCAGTTTTAGAAACAATAGCCGGTGGCCTTGGTGATGTACTAATAGGTTTTGGTAAAACTGTAAGCGATAAAGGTTTTCTTAGTGCTTTAAATACAACCTTTGAAGATCTTGG